CTGAATGAGTTTCTTCAATTGTTTTACGCTTAATAGAAAGTCTTATATATTTCTTAGTTCCTTGTTGAACACCATTTGTTGAACCTGTTAAATTCTGAGTAGCAATATCCTGTTGATAACCTAAACCTTGACGAACTTTATAGCTATAGATAATTACAACTTCATCCAGCTGGCCATCAAGATTGTAATAGCTACGATATTCGTGCTTACGAAAATAATATAGTCTGTAATTTGTAGAGGTTGGTCGAATGTAAAAAATGCCTTGTCCATCACAAAGAAAGTAATCCCATATGGAATCAAGTCTAGTATCTAATTGATTATATTTAATTACTCTGTCTATAAAATCTTTACGTTGATTACCAAAATTATCTTGAGCAGGAAAAAATTCAACACCTTGTCTAATACCGAATAGCTTCATCTGGGCTAAATGAGAAGCTACAATTCCTGTATCGATTCCACCTCCACCATCTCTTTCAAGATAAGAATCGATAATTTCCTTTAAACGTGATTTAGCGTCACTAGCCATTATTCTTTGCTACGTTTATCTTTATACATCTTAGCAGCTTTTGTTGCTTGAGTATATTTGGAGTTGCTTTCTGCCATTTACTTTTTGCTTTTGTTTTTTTTATGTAAGAAGAGCCAATTTTTAAAAAATAATATTTCTTCTTGAGTAAATAATTTTGGATTTTTAACTGCTTTTTTTACAAGCTTTTTTAATTTCATCCGTAATAAGGTAAAGGAACTGCAAAAGATCCTCCTTTATAAGTACCTATAGGAGCTCCAACTGCTCCTCCTGTATAGGGACCTGTACTTATTTGAGGAATTTCTTGTTTAAATCCAGGTGTCATAAACTGTCCTGCTACTTGAGGAATTCCTTGTTTGCCTAAATAACCGTTATTATACATTCCGTTACCAGGGTCAGATCCTGCGCTAGATATAGGCATCCCAGTTAAATAATCTACTATTTTTCTAGGATCATTACCTATACCTGGAAAAGAATTTAATTCAGGAGCAGGAACAGTTTTATAACCAACTCCAATACTTTTTAAAGGACCAGTTATTTTATTAGCTCCCAATTGACTTTGAAGTACTCCATTTATAGCATCTATTTCTTCATCTGTTGGTGCTGTACCTGGTATAGGATTCATACCTGGATCTCTTAACTCATTATGCTGTCTTGGATCATGATGTTGATCTGTCCAGTATCTAGGAATACCATCAATAATTTCTATTGGTTCATGGATACGATGTGCTAAAGCATTTGCCATTGACCCGTTACCTGGTCCAAGAATATCATTTGATGCTCCGCCTGAATATCTCATAGTTTTTATTAGTATTGTTTATATTCTACTCTTCGTTTATTTCATAAGTAAAAGGTTCATTTATTCGATTAATAGTTAAACCTAAACCTTTCATATTCCATTCAATTATATCTCCTTCTTTCCAACCTAAATCATCTTGGACTTCATCTGGTAAGTGTACAAATAGGTCGCCATTATTAGCTTGTTGCAACGCTATTGAATACTCTGTCATTTTTCTATTAGCTTTTCCATTAGCTTATCAAGCTTATTATGAATTGCTCTAAAGTGATCATTCATATCTTGCAATTCCCGAACAAAATCTACTTTTAAGACATACTCTAAAGGCATTCTATTTACATGTTCTTCCAGTGCATTTATACGCATACGTTGATTTTCTAGGTTTTGAATAGAGTCTTTCAGTCGTTCTTTATGACGTTCTAAAACTTTACTTGCAATCCAACCTCCTCCTGTTACAGAAGAGATAACAGCTGTTAACGCAAGTGTCAGAAAATCTGGTCCCACTGTTTTATCCTTTTTCTATATTCTAAATCACTTAGGCATCGCAATATTCCTAAGTACCCCAGGTAAACCTCTTACACGGGTAATTGGTATCTCCTCTCTACCTCCTATTTCCGTAAGCCAAGGTGCTATTGAATTCACGATAGGACTTACGATATTGTTGGTTAGCAAAACTTTTCTAAAAGGTACATTTTGTAAAGGAGCATCAACAGTTCTTCTAGGTTCTATATTATGTTTGCTTGGATCATATCCATATTGTCTAAGACTCGCTTCTAAATCTGTATCTCCCCCACGTATTTTCCTAGCTAACGGGTCCATAACTCCGTGTTCAAACATATCCATACCATGATCAGCCATTTCATTTAAAAGATATCCTGGAATAACACTTGCTGCTCCTGTTGCTAATGGAGCTGCTACATATGAACCTCTCATTAATAATTGGTTCTTAAGACTCCAAGGAGTACCAGCAACTTTTGCAATCTTTCTACCAAACTGATCAGCCCTATATTCTGTTCCTAGTGTATTTCTCCATTCAGGACTAAGTATTTCACCTGCAGCTCCTTCAAGCATTTGCATAGGTAAACTTTGATTCGGGTTAAGTGCTCCTATAGCAGAAACTAAAATTTGAGTAGGACTTCCGCCTTTAAATTTTTTATTGAGTTCTCCTGAACCTCTTGCATCTAAACTCTTTTTTCCACTAGGTGTTGAGTAATCTAATGCATGTCCTAATTCATGTGCAGTAGTAGTTGCTCCATAAAGATAGTCTGCTGGAATAGATGGTTGATTTGGATTAAAAGGAGAACGTAACAAACTTAAATTAGATTCAGTTGTTCCTATTGGACCAGAAATAACTAAACCTTTTTTATTTCCTTGATATAAAGGATTTGACTCTTGTACAAAAGCAGAAAGTAAATAAGGATACTTTTTCTTTATAAGATTTAAATCTTCTTGAAAAACTTGCTCAGCAGTTCCTCCTAAACCGGAGACAAGACCACTCTTATCTGCTTTAAGTTTTTGGTAATAATCTAAAGGGGATTCTGGGAACTTCCTAGATAAATTAGCTACATCTCCTTCTCCATAAAGAGCTTCTGGATTATTAATATCTACAGGATTACCACCTAATTTTTTATAAGCATCTGCAACACGAACTGCTTGTTGTGTAGTAATTGGAACATCTGTATCTGCTAAGAAGTTATGAAAGGGTTGTAACTTTTCTGCTCCCTGTATTTGAAGTCTTCTTCCATATTTTGTAAGTCCTTCACTTATAGGCTCAAATAAACCCTCTAACTTTTTGTAATAACCTTTATCTTCCCATTTCCCTTTTAAACTGGGAAACATATTTTTAAGATCTTTTTTATCCATAACTAATTAGAACATTCTCATTTGATTAAAAGGATGTCCTTGCATTTTTTGCTCAACGGAACGCAAATCTAAAGGAAAGTTAAACTTAATTAGTTTTCCAGAACCACCAGGATCTCTTATAAATGTTGAATGTGGATTAGCAGTATTAGCACGAGCAAGTTTAATGGGAGGAGCTAAAGGATCTGTACCTTTAGGATTCATATAATCGTCATATTCTTTTTGATACTTCTCTTGTAACTTGTCATAATCTTCCTTTGGAACATCACCTCTAGCAATAGCTTCATCTAATGTTCCAGCGGCAAGAGGTTGAGGAGAAATTAAATCACCTACAATCAATCCAGGTAGTCCTCCAGCAAGTCGTCCCACTGGACTCAAGTTGGCTAATGCTCGTAGTGGTCTTTTAATTATTTCTCTACCTAATGGAGTTGGTCCTGACATAAAACCACCTTCACCTGCAGGAACCCCTGGACGAAATCCACGAGTTAAATCCCATCCTCCTTTAGATCCACCTTTACCAAACTTTCCTCTTTGCAACCAATCATCAGAAACTAATTCACCTAAACTAGCTTTAGCTTCATTAGGAATTCTTGTATTTAACCCACGGTTAAACCACTCCATGGCTTTGCCAGCTATATCCATTAATCACTTACAATTTCTATATTAAAAGTCTAACTGAAGGTTACCTTTCCTCATTAACCCTGTAACTAACCACACTAAAGCGTCTACACAATCATCATGACTACTAACACCAAAGTTAGTTAATTCTTCAAACATATTCGTAAAGTTTCTATAGCGGTTGAAGATAATTTTTCTATCTTCAAACATACCCATAATTCCTCTAAATCTAGCTAACTTATCTGCTCTAAATCCTTTAACAGGATGCCAAACTAAATTATATAAATTCTCTCCTTGTAAACAAACTCGTTTAAAGTCAGCTTCTAATGAAGCCTGGTATTGAACTGCTTCTGACCAAATATCACATGTTGAATAAGTAGGGTAGTAGATACCGTTTTGATCTTGTCCTATAACAGACCAATCATTTAATAACTCTTTTAAAGCATCTAATTTTTCTAAATTACCCATTACTCGTATACGTCTGTAATCAATTATGTGTATACGGTCTTCAATTCTCCCTCCAAGAACCATAACTGTGTAGTCATTCTTTTCTCTAACACCTGCAGATAAGTCAACTCCTATTCCTAACGTATCAAATTCTGTTGTTATTTCGGCTTTAACAATTAACTCTGGTGCTAGTGATAGTTCATTTTGACGAATAACTTTATTCATATACTGGAATGAAAAAGCAATAGGAGCTTGTCGTTTCTTTTCTTTTAAATACTCCAGTGACCACATATCAGGCCAATAGGATTTTTCTTCACCTGTTTCTTTATCATTATTAATTGCAGATAAGACTATTTGAGTCCAATTATTCTGATCGTTAAAAGTAGTTGAATGGATATCATCATGTCTGAACCTAGTTCCTAAACATATAGCTCTAGCTCCTTCAAACATAGTTGGTGCAATAACAGCATTCCAATTGTCTTGCATCTGTTTTCTAATATCTGGGTTAGCTATATCAGCAGCAGATTTAATAGCGTCATCAATCATCACAAGATGAGAACGCTTAGATGTAACAGAACCTTTTAATCCAGCAGCACATAAAGTAAATTGTTCTTCACCAGTAGTATCTATTCCTGCAAACTTATGATCAATAGACCAGTACTCATTACTTGTAACATTCTTTAAAAGACGTACATGAGGAAAGACTTCTTGATATCTTTTACTTTCAATAATTCTTTTAATAGTTGCAGACTTAGATCGAGCAATATCAACAGTGTAAGAAAGATAGAGAATCTGTAATGGTAACTTAGCTTCTGTATGTATCCCAATAGCCCAAGCAGTAAGTAAACCTAAAACTGTAGACTTAGCAGAACCACGAGGTGCTAAGAGATCTACATTTGGTCCAGCAATCTTAATTAAACAGCTACTATCTTCTCCAGTTATAAAATGTCTATGCCATTCTTTATGATGCTCAGCAGGAGGTTTATCAGCTACATACTCACAAAAATAAGCAAAATTATCTCTTGCTTTTTCCAGTAACTCTAAATTTTTAGGTTTCTTGATTTGTTGCTTACGAGCAGCAGCCTTAGCATTACGTCTATATGCAAGATGGGTATAAGAAGGCACTAACTGTATTCAACGTACTATTAAATACTAACTTATTTCTTTTCTTTTGACTTTTGCTCTTTATACTTACGTGCTTTATCTAGAGCTTCTTTACGCTTCTCTTTATCTGATAATTTAGTACCATCATCTTTCTCTTTATTTTTATTCTTAAAATACTCAACTAATTGAGGAGGCATTTTACCTTTAGCCATATCCCTATTTAAATTCTGAATAAATATATTTTAGCGTAGCTACTTTTCTATTATTAGTTACTTTCTTCCTCTAAGTTCTTTTAGCTTACTTAAGAAATTTTTGAATCTAGAAGAATCAACGCCTTTTGGAAGTTTAGATTCTGAGTAACCTACTTTAGGTGTATTAGACGTATCAGAAGAGGGGCCTCGACCTCGTTGCCAAGCAGATCCTTCTGGTGGTCTAAAACCTCCGTTTGAAGCAGTCCACGTTTCTCCTGTTTCAGGGTTATACCAATCCACCAAAGCCATGGTAGATATTCCTCCAGAATGAGTAAAGCCATGGGGATTTACCAGCTTTGCCATCTGCTCTGGAGTTAAGTTCTTATAATCTATCTCAGGTTTTTTCCCTTCAACTGGTGGTTTATTTGGAAAACGCCCTTCTTTAGGTGGCCATCTACGAACTGGTTTGTCTCTAGGTGGTCTACCTCCTCTTAACCAATCTGGTTTTCTAGGTCCCTCTCTCTCTGGAAGGTCTATACGTCCAAAACCAGGACGACGATCAGGACGACGATCAGGACGACGATCAGGACGACGATTAGATCTTCTTTCAGCCTCTCGTCTATCTCGTTCTCTTCTTCTGTCCATTTCCATTTCCTTTCTTTGTCTATATTTATCACGTTCTACTCTTCCTGACTCCATAGCAACTCTCCAAGAATTAGGTCCTGAACCACCTCCTCTAAATATGGGTGGGGTATCTCGATCTACTCTTTCTCTACTACCTCCCTTGTAGATACCTCGATCTTTTGCTATCTCTGAAGCACCTTTAAATATTGTAGATATAGTAGATCCACCATCACCAAAAGGTTTAGGACCTGGTTGTTGATTTCCTTGATCAGGAAAACCAGGAAGTCCTACTTCTTTATTTCCTTTAAATGTAGCTTTAGAGCCGCCCATTATTTAAATCCTCTATATAATAATTTAAAAGACTTTCTAGTATTTTAGAATAACTATTCTTCTAATTGCATTCTTGCCCAGACACTCATAGTTGCTTCTTCTAAAGGTATTTCAATTGGATCATCTTTAAAAATAAACATCAACTCACGTATCGCTCTATCAGCTCCAGCCATTAGTAAACCTTTTCTATCCTTAGTGCTAGTGAACTGTTCTATCTGTGCAATTGTTCCACGTAATTCTTTTTGCATTTGAGCAATACGAGCAACTCCTGCGTCACGCTTAACTAATCCTGTTTCTACATCTTCTCTTAACTTACGTATATCTTCTTGCATCTCATCTATTTCAAATAGAAGTTTCTTTCGATGATCAGGTTTTGTATAAATATCTTTTAACCAAGCATCACATGCAACAATACTTCCCTCATAACCAAGGAAACGTGAATATAAATAAATTTCTATTATTGAATAATTTTCTGAAGCAAATGAACAAAATGACTCCTGTGTAGAGGAGTCTAAATTATCTACCCAAGTCTC